ATGGGAACGATAATCGCCCGGCGCCGCAAGGACGGCACGATGGGCTATACCGCGCAGATTGTCATAAAGCGTGATGGCCGGGTGGTCTATAGCAAGGCGCAGACCTTTGATCGCAAGCCCGCTGCTCGGGCGTGGATGGAGAAGCGCGAAGGGGAGTTGAAAAAGCCGGGGGCGCTCAATCGTACCGGCAAGGCGGATGGCACGCTGGGCGATGCCATCGATCGGTACGTCAACGAGTCCTTGAAAGAGATCGGCAAGACCAAGGCCCAAGTACTGCGATCGATCAAGGACTACGAGATTGCCGACATGCAGTGCGGTGATATCGGTAGTGCCGATATAGTGTCCTTTGCACAGGCACTGAGTGGCCAGAGAAAGCCCCAGACGGTCGGTAACTATCTTTCGCACCTTGGGGCTGTCTTCGCTATCGCTCGGCCAGCGTGGGGCTTCCCACTGGATGAACAGGCAATGCAGGACGCGACCCGCGTGTGCAAGCGTCTTGGGCTGGTGACGAAATCAGCGCAGCGTGACCGTAGGCCGACGCTCGATGAGCTAGACAAGATAATGGGGTATTTTGTGGAGAGGATGCAAAGGCGCTCGACTGCCGCTCCGATGCACAAGATCATCGCTTTCGCGCTGTTCTCGACACGGCGGCAGGAGGAAATCACCCGGATTGAATGGCGGGACTTCGAGCCAAAGCACAAGCGCATACTTGTGCGGGACATGAAGCATCCGGGGCAGAAGGTGGGGAACGATGTCTGGTGCGATTTGCCCGATCCGGCCATAGCCGTCATCGAGAGCATGCCAAAGCTGGCAGACCAGATATTCCCCTACTCGACCGACGCCATCAGCGCGGCCTTTACGCGGGCATGCCAGTTCCTCGACATCAAGGACCTGACGTTCCACGATCTGCGCCATGAGGGGGTGTCACGGCTGTTTGAGATGGGCATGAACATTCCGCATGCTGCTACGGTTTCGGGGCACCGGTCTTGGTCTTCGCTGAAGCGCTACACGCACATGCGTGAGGCTGGCGACAAATATGCTGACTGGAAGTGGTTGCCTGTTGTGACAGCTAAACCCTGACCATGCCCCAGTTTTCCCATCGCCCCACATGGCCAGACCCCGAACACAAAGACACAGACCGCGTGGTGTATCGCGATGGCCTCGACGTTGGACGCGTGACCTATATCCCCAACGGCAAAGAGAAAGGGCTGTGGCAATGGTCCACGGTCTGGTCGGGGATTGATAGCGGAACGGCGGGGAGCATGTCAGAGGCTCTGGAGAAGATCAGGGCAGCCTATGAGACGTGGGAGCGCGTGAACCCGGAGCAGTTGGCGATCAGGCTCATGCATCACCATAGTGGAAAGCGCTGATGCCCGATTCACATGGCTGCGATATCTGCTATACTGGCGCGGTTCGCGGCTCTGCAATAGATGGGATTGGCCCGATCTGCTCGATGACAAGCGGCACTGAGGCTTAGGGCCGATGCGGCGCACAAGGCGTGGCGCGAGAGGCATGGCAAGTAGGAACGGAACCACTGACGCGGTTATGAACACTAGGTCTTGGGACTTCCATAAGGGGCTACTATATAAGGCCCATACCGTCGACCGTTGGTAACGATTATTCAACGCCGCCTTGACAAGGTAAGGTCAACGCCCCCTTTATGAGGGAACTCTCGGGAGGGACCGGGATTGTCAAAGGGACAACCAAGGAGACCACACATGAACATTATCAATCGCGAAGGCTGGGGCCGGTAGGCTCCGATCGGCCAGTTCATGGAGAATGAGGCTGTATCTGTAATTGCGAGTGGCCCAGGGGTTCCTTGGGCCATTTTCATATCTGCGGGCGCCGTACTGATCGCTGCGGCGGCCGGCGCTTACTGGCAACGACGCATCTCCCGCCAGGTTTTGACGTTCAACAACATTGTGAACCTCCTTTGGGACGAAGACTACATCAAGGCTCGTCAAAAGTTCATTGCGCTTAGGGACGGCGAAAATGGGCAACTCACCGCATTAGCCCAAGCGGCCAAGCGCGATAGCGACGAGGCCGGAGTGATCGCCGCGATCCTGAACGACTATGAAATAGTATCTATCGGAGTCCTGAAGGGCGTGATGGACGAAAAAATGATGAAGCGGTTCTATAGGTCGACGGTCATTTCCGACTACGACAAGATCAAACCGTTTATCGACGAGGTTCGGCGCGTAGATAACAATCAAAAACTCTTCTCTGAGTTTGAGACCTTAGCCGAGCGCTGGCGGAGAAAGCCGTGACGCGAACGGGCTTCGCGGGGCTTGCTACCCCTTCACCAGCCTCAACCCCTCCCGAATCTCTGTAACGACGATATCGGCCTCGGCGGTGAAAGATCGATCGCAGTGCCGGAAGGTGATGAGCAGCCGCCCAGACACCCTATGAGCGTTCCAGTCGGGCACATCGGCATCGCATTTTGGGCACCGGATCACTTCACCGCAATCCTGATGCCCTGATAGATCAACCATAGAACGCCGCTGGTCAGCCCGAGCACCACTGCCGCCCCGATCTTGCCCGTTGCCCCATCAACCGCCTTCCTGAGCCTCCGCACAAAGCGGAAGTCCTCCTTGGCTTCGTCCTGATGACTGGCGTCGTCAATGCGAAGCCCAGCATCGGCCATTTCCTCTTTGACGGCCTCTCGGACCACCATCTTGAGCTGCGCCAGTTGTATGGCCGAGAACGGCTCGTCGTCTTTGAGTGTCATAAGACCCCCGTCACGTTGAGGGGTGGGCAGGCAGGGCGAGGGTCAGCGGCGCTGGATGTGCGTCTGATTGTGTCCCGTCGCGGCGTTATTCATCGCAAGCGCCTCGGCGTCGGTCAGTTCGCGGCGATGCTTCTGGCCGTCCACAACCTGGGGTTTCACCGTCGCGCGCCACGAGCGCCACTGACTGATCACCAGAGCCGCAAAGCCAAAGGCGCTGCCAAGCGTCACTTCGCCCCAGTTCCCTTGCAGGACAGTCAGGAGCGTGGCCTGAGTGACGGGATCGAGCTGCGACCACAGGGCCAGCGCGCCGCCGATGATGGACAGCAGCCACCCGCCCCAGTCGAAGATACGGCGCACGATCCAGCCGAGCGCGGCGTTCTGGCTTATCGCCGTCATGATGGTTGTGAGCATGGTGCTTTCCTTTCAGCGACCAAAGATGAAGTAGGACACGGCGGCGAGGATGACCGCGATAATGGCCAACACGGCGCCAGCGGAGCCGTTGGGCTGGGCTGGGGCGCTTGGAGAGGGTGTTGGGGCCGGAGCGGGTTTGGGCGGCTGTGCGGGCTTCGGTGGGACGGTCTCTGGCCAGCCCATTGCCACCAACGCGGAATAGAATGCGCGATGATACCCGGCAACCTTCGCGTCGGTGCCGTCCTGCCCGTTGACAATGCGGCGCGGGTTAGACTTGACCGGGGCATCGATAGCGGCAGGGAAATTGTAGTCAGCAAGCTTCTTGCCCGTGAACATGCCCTCTTTCATACCGATCATGGCAATGGAGGCGCCGATGTTGCGATCCATGGCGAGGTTGGGGTTTTTCACCAGATCCACGCCGATGCGCTTGCCCAGCTTTTCATAGTTGGCTTTGTGCGTTGCCATGATGGGGCCGCGACCAAACCATCCATCACGCCAGTATGGCGTCTTGACCCATGGCAGTTGACCCTTGGCGTAGGCGCGGTCTAGCCTGTCGATCACCGTTGCATCGGACGGGTTCTTGTCCTTGTGCGACGGCATCACGGTTTCCTTGATGCCCAGCATGTGGGTGCCGGTCTCGTGATAGACCTGAGCCAGCACGTTCGCCATGTGGTGGGGGTTTGTGAGCTCGTAGCGCTGGCCGGCGTCAAGAAGCGCCTCCATGCCGTCAACTTGCTCTTTCGATAGCGACCCTCCAAACAAAGAGGATCGCACCGCGTCAAAAAACGCAGCACGTGCCATGGTTCTACCTGTGTGTTGAGTGAAAGAAAAACCCCGCTCTGGGGCGGGGCTGCGGTCTGATCACCAATACTTATCGTCGCGGAAGTCAGGCGGTATGGGCTTCATCGCCTCGATCTTGTTTGATTTCGCCCGCAACCCGTCGATGAACGCCGACATATCTGCCAACCCGTCGCCACCGTCTCGGATGATGTTTATCTGACGCCATAGGGGATAGGCATAAGTAATGCGCCGGTTGGCTTCTGCCTTGACTTCTGCGACTGCGGGCGCGGGTGGAACATAGGGCGGAATTGTGTTTCCTGCGGCCTCCCATTCAGTGATCATACGGCGGTGTCTATTTGACGAAACATCTGGGACGATTAGTCTTTCGCCTCCAATAAAAATATCTATATCGCCATTCTTCAAATAGCCAAGAATTTTCATGATCAGAGTTCCGAATCCAAATTAAAAACAGCTTGAAGTTGAGCGCCACCAACAGCACCCCCAGTTATGCTAAGTGCCGATGAGGTTGCGTCCCTAGGACTAAGAGTGTAGTCCGCTATGTTTACCGTAACAATCTGGCTTCTTACAGACGAAGACGGAGTTGTTCTCATTTTTGTTGGATGGGCGATCGTATACATGTTGTTTTCGCTTGTAGATGCAAGATCCCATCGTTCCTCTCCGTAAATCGTCTGAAAATACCTCTGGCACATCGCCACTTCCTGCTGGATATGCCGTGCTGCGAACGCGTCCGTTTCGCCCGTCGCATCCCCAGACACCAAAGATGCGTGCGAAATATCAATCGTCCAAGTCGAGTTGAGCGGCAGATCAATGCCGTATTCCAGCCACGTCTCGCTACCCAACAGCCCGCCCGTTACACTGGGCACATCAACGGTAAACGTGAACTTCTGCCATGACGTGGTGAGAGACAGGCTGCTCGCTACAACAACTTTTGACCCAGTACCGCCGCCAGCGCCGAAATTCTGAATGATATACAGACCGGGCAGCGTTAGGTTTGCTGCTGCCTTGAGGTAAATCGTAAAGGTCGCCGTTTCTCCCGCCAGAGTTCCGGCGTCCTCGATACGCTGCAACAGCTTGCTTGCGCTTTGGCCGGATGGAGCCGACCCTTGGTCCATCCTGAGGAAGAACGACGGATTTCCGGGCACTGCGGTTTGGCCGGGTGTGTGGTTTTGCCTGGAAACTGTCGGGGCAATCCCGGAACCGTTCCAATCGTGATACCAGCGGTCGATGACGTACTTTTGCAGAGTAGCGGCAGCGTTGTTCACGTTGACGACGAAATCGCCGTTGATGATCTTGTTGCGGAAGCCCGAAAGGACGCCCGCCCCGATGTTGGACAGGAACGTCCCGCGCTCGGTTACTGAGCCGATATTGGCGCCATCCTTAGCCAATCGGCTGGAATCCACAAGTTGGCGCCAGTTGCCGCCGCCTTCCGAGATGAAGGTGAGGATATCACCCGCCGCTGTGACGAAGTTCTCGCCCGACGCCAGAATAAGGCTGGTGCCGTTGTGCGTGATCGTCAGCGCGCCGGCGAAAAGCAATGTGCGCTTCGTCCCCGCTCGAACCGTTCCGAAGCTGGTAATGGTCGTGGTGCCGGTGACGTTAAGGAACTCTTCGTCCTGCGCCCCGATATCGCATGTCGTCGCGCTGGCGATCGTGCCTTCGCTGGTCCACTGCGCGATCTGCGCCATGGTTTCCCGAAATGCGTTGTTGACTGCAGGGGGCTTCATCACGTTCTCGGCAAGCGAGATATCGTTGATGTCGGTGTTACTGCCCGCCGTAGTGTCCCACTGAGCAATGTTGGCTTTGGCCATTTGTTACCCTCTTCTATGCCCGGTAGAGCGTGCCGCCGGAGCGCTGGTAATTGTCGATCTTCTCGCGCATGGTGCGGCCCTCGACACCGCGCAAAGCGGCCATGTTGGCGTCTCGAACCGATGCGTTGTAATTGCCCGAGCCGACGCGCGGCTTCTGGGAAGCGGTGAGGAAACCCTGTCGCGAGCCCGATGGGCCGACTTGGGTGGCGGAAACCGATCGGCCTTCTGGCTGCGTTGTCGAGAAGGTCGGGGCAGGCATGACGCGGCGCGAAAACAGCGCACTGATCGGGTCCGCGCCTTCGTCCATGCGGTCTTGAATGGACTGTTTGAATTGCGGGATGACGCCAGCATCGCCGGGGAATAGCCCCCGTCCCATGAGCGCATTTAAGCCCACACCCAGCACGCCACCATTGGCCGCGAACCCGCCAAGGAACTCCCCGGCCTGCTCGATTGGATTAAAGCCAGCCGTGGCGCCCGCATATGTCGCCATCGGGGGGCGCTGGGGCGGCACTGGTGCTATCTGCGGTAGTGCTGCGGTTTGGGTTGGCTGCTGATGGACAGGCTGCGCAGCAGCTAGTCCAGTGGGTCGTTGTGGGGGAACCGGAGCTGTAGCAACGCTTGTGGGCATGCCCTGAGGGAGGGGCGGCAAGTCCGCGATCCTGACAGGCGCGGGCTGCTGCACAGGAACCGCACTCGGGATGCCTGGAGGCGTCGGGCCGCTGGGCAGATCGTCAGGCCATGGGAAAGGCGTGTAACCAAGCCTTGGGCGCGGGTCGGCTTGCGGCAAAGGCGGCACAATCGGTGCGGGCTGGTGTTGCGCGATGATGTTGTTGAACGGCCCCATATCTGTTGCGGGGTCCATGACCTGGCTACTCAAGACGTTGTTGAGGCTTGCCGTTACACGCTCAGGGTAAGGCGCAGCCGGGGCTTGCTGAGCCCTGCCACGCCCGGAAGGCATGCCGGGAATGTTGGGCGGGGGCGCAGGTGGCACGCCACGGCTTGATGGCGTTGCAGGCGATGACTGCTCGAGCCAGTTGCTATATTCCGGCCACATGGCTTGCGTTGGGCTTGTCGCCTGCGGATCGGGACCGAACGTGTCGATCATGCGCTCGTTGATATTGGCGTCATTAAGCCTCGGCAGAACCGCATCGGGAACGGCACCGGCCATTGCGTTGATCTGCTGCGAGGCGGCGCGCGGGTCGCGCTGTGGCAAGCGAGGCGGCAACTGAGGCACAGAGGCGCGAGATGATTGAGGAGCGTAGGCGCTCAAAGACTCGGGGCGGGGTGGTGGCGTGCCAGCCATCTGGTTTGCGGCTGCAAGGGCAGTCTGTGGCGATTGCTGGGGCAGAAAGACATGGTTGCCGATACGCAGGCGCCCTGCCTCTCCCTGCTCACTACCAGCCCAATATGGATCACGCCCACCGGGCATGCCACGCGGCGCCCAATAGTGTGTTGCCCCACCGGTCGGGTCTGGTGCGTTGCCCTCAAAGACCGTTTCGACGGCGCGGACGGCCTGCTCGTATCCCGGAGCGCCGGGGCCATACCGGCCAGGGTTGTTTCCCCCTTCCCCGCTATTCCACGTCGAGAACTGGCGCGGCTGTAGCGCTACGGCAACGGGGTCGGAGGGATAGCGGCCAGACCCAGCGCGGTTCCTGATGACATGGGCAATCGCGGCCATGCCTTCGAACCCTTCGCCCCCGGCTTCGCCTAGAAGCGTCTGGGCCAGAATGCGCTTTGCGTCGTTGGAAAGGGCCATGGTTTCCCCAATAAGAAAAGCCCCATCTTGTGGACGGGGCGGAATGCGACTATTTTGGGCGGATGCGATCAATCATCATTATAGCAGCGATACTGCTGACCAGCCCGGCTCTTGCCCAAGGCGCTTTCGAGCCCGGCAATCCGACGTTCGGACAATTCGAGGACACATGCCGCACAGATGCTGGCATTGTCCCTGACTGCGAGGGCGGAGTACTTGGCGCGTACGCCGAGCTTGCAGAGACAGACCAGATCGCCTGCCACTTCCCGGCCTTTTGGGAAAAGGCTGACGAAATTGGCGGCGATGTTTTACGCGTTTTGCCTTGGCAGACCGGCGTTTCCATAATCGTGGCCGAACCAGGTGTCTGCGACACTACCGGACTATGAAGCGCCGACTTGTGTTCTTAGCGGCTGCACTTTTCTCGACAGCCACACATGCCCAGTTCGTTGACGGCAACTTTCTGCACGATCTTTGCTCTCGCGCGCCGCAATCAGCTCAATCCTACGCGATAGGCGTGGCTGATGAGACGTTCATGATGCAACAATCCGTTGGAGACGACGGGTTACCGCTAATCCCGGCCTACATTTGCATCCCGGCAGGAGTGAGTTCACTTCAGGTCAAAGACTCGGTGTGCGCGTACCTTGCTGACAACCCGGAAAGTCGCCATTGGCCTGCTGCAATTCTAACGCGAAACGCCCTCTTAGAAGCGTGGCCATGCCAATGAAACAAATTGACCCCAAGGCGAGGCAGCAAGAGCCGCAGTACGACGCATGGCACTACATCGGCTACATGATCGCTGTCGTGATTGTCGTGCCCATAGGAGTTTGGCTAAAGCAGAGCGGCATTGCGGACGCCTTCATTAATTCGATCCTTGGCCCGATTGGCTGACGGACATCAGCGCCCCGCCGCGTGCTGCCGCACCCACGCCGCGCTGAATTGCCTCCAAAGCCTGCATATGGGGCGCGCTAAGCATTGCATTGGCAGTGGCGCGCTGAATGATCGCCGGGTCGTTCGATGCCAGCATTTCGGCAACCTTTTGCAACACCTGTGCATCGGCGCGCTTGCCGAGAGCCTGATAGCCCCGACGCCCTGCCGCGACCATGAGCCCCACGCCACCCGCTTGGGTCAGATCCCCGCCCAGTGCCAGAGTGCCACCAGCACCCGCCGCGCCGGTCAAGCCAAGGTCCATTAGCTGTTGTGTTGTGGTCGAGTTGCCCAGCGCGCCGCGCGCCCGGTCCATGATATCCTCGATACGAACAAACGCCTCAAGTTCGCGCGCCTTTCCAGGGCCGAGCGCTTCAGCCAAGAGTTGCTTTCGCGCCGGGACATCGAAATAGCGCATCAGATTGGTGCGGTTGTTACCCGCCCTGACATCATCCATGATCTGGGACACAAGCCCCACACCAAAATCCTGACGGTCTGCGGGGGAGAGCTTTTTGAAGGCGTCGAGGCTTTCGTCGATCGCCCTTGGAGCGCGCCATGCGTTGCGGCCCGCGTCCAGTGCATTCTCTGCACCAAAGAACGATGCGGCTGTTGACCGCGCCTGAGCATAGGCTGGCACCTGGTTATCAAGCGTCGACGTCAGCCGCGTCTTGACCGCCATAAGATCGCCGGCAAGCGACTTATCGCCCGCGCGCTGAGCAACGCCAATCTGGCTGTCTAAATCACGCTTGACCATATCCCAGAACTGGAGATTGGGGTAAACGGTCGGACCGTCTGGGCCAAGGCTTCCGAGCCTATATGTGCCATCGTCAGCCCGCACGAATGGGTTGCGGATCGAGATGTTCCCAGAGAGGGCTTCGACATTAGAGGACCGGCGCCCGACATTGGCAACCGCCCGCTGGACCGCATCAGACTGCAAGAGGCCCTGCAAATCTTGGTTCCAGACCGTCTGCGCATCTGGGCTTTGCATGGCGCGGGTGTAATTGGTGTTGTTGGTCGCCCGAGCGATAGAGCCGATTTCAGCGCGGCGCGCGAGATCAGACACATCCCCACCCATAATGCGGTTGAAAAAGTCCGTTGTGCGCTGCGATTGCATGCCAAAGCGGTTTGATGTCGCCTGATTGACAAGATCGCGGGCGCCGGGGTTTGCGTTGGACGCGGCCCGCATGAGCGCAAGCGTGTTGCCGCCGCCACGATCTACGTTCATTAATGGCTGATTGTTGGTTGCCGCTGCCGCCTCGTCAGCCTGCCCCAAGCGTGGTAGCGCCGACGTTTGATCTGCCTGCTGAGCGATGGCGACACGAGATGCGGCAAGGTCATCAACATTGCCAGTTGCCCCGCGCAATGTGTTCGCGATATTCCCGATTCCACGGCCCGCTGCGCTAGCCATAGCGCCGAGGCCTGGCACCACAGCGCCAACTCCTGCGCCGATAAGCGCATTGTTGCGGACGTCTTCCATCCCGCCACCACGCGCGGCAGTATCAGCAGCCGAAACAAGGCCACCAGAAGCGCCGGAAGCGCCCATACGGCTGGCAAGGTTGGCACCGGTCACTCCAAGCGCCTGTGCGCCCGCCTGCGTGGCTCCTACGCCAAGCATGGGCAGGACAGCACCAGTGACCGATCCAGACATGGATGTCATCGGGAAGCGCTCTTCCAAGCCCTGCCGGTTTTGATCGATCTGGCCTTGAACCGCTTCACGGCCTTGGCCGGTCACGCCGCCGATTGTCGAGCTTGCGATAAAGTCACCGATTCCGCGCGCAGCGGGGCCAACGACAGGCACACTGTTGACAGCGCTATCGAGCCATGTGGCTCCTGCCCCAACTGCATCCTGCACCATATTGGGCTGCGGGCCTTCGGTCGGTGCGACCTGATCGCGCAAAGCTTGCCTGTCGGCATCGCTGAGGGCCTGGTATTCCGCCACGGGAATCTGCTGCCCCGCGACGGTGATCATAGGGCCAGCCGGGGCCTGCTGCTCACCCTGCCCCACTTCCGGGAATTTGGTGGCGATGAGGCGGCGAATTTCCTCAGGCGGCATGGTGTCCGGGAACTGGACCTGCGCGCCGTCTGGCATGCGAACAATGGGCATGACCGCTCCTTAGAAATAGTCGTTGTAATCGACCACGCCGCCACCAGCCCCGCCAGGGGAGCCAGAGCCAAATCCGAACTCGGCAGCGTTAGGATAAGCCGCTGCCTTGCGCATGATCCCACCGTAGATTTCTTCAAGGCGGTCGAGGTTATAAAGGAACTGCTGTTCGTTCTGGGACTGGTCAAGACTACCCAGAACAGATTGCAGCGTTGCCAACTCTTGTTCGGTCACGTTGCCCAGCGCGCCGCCTGTTGGTGAGGACTCGCGCATCTGCTGGAGGCGATCAAAGCCGATGTTGCCACGGATTGTCTGCGTCAACTGGAAAAGGTTTGTCGCGTTCGACCCTTCGACATTACGCGCAAGGCCAGAGCCAAAGCCAACCGATGGGTTGAAGAAATTGTCGCTCTTGACGATTTCGCGCGCGCGGTTGATGTCATCAAGAACGATTGTCGCGGCACGGGCGGTTTGTTCGCTGCGCTGGGCGGCTTGCGCCTGGCTTCGCTCTCGCTCTTCAGCCTGCGGGCCACCAGCCATTGGCGCGATGCCGCCGCCCTGCTGCGGCTCGAAACCAGTCGGAACGGACCCGCTCTTGGGCATGCGGTATAGCTCGTTGCCGTGCTGGTCTTGTACCGAGATAGCATTGCCGATATCGACCTGTGATGTACGCGGGGCGAATGAAGCACCATCCGGTAGAGGGATTGGGCGGAATGTCCCCTGATTGCCCAACTGCCCGTACTGAACGCCATCCTCTGTTTGGTAGGGGACGGGCGACCCAAAGAAGGTTTCTTCGTTCGCCCCGCCGCTCGATGCGCGCCCCATATCGGCCATAGCCGCACGGAAGCCCTCAGCAGGCGGCAGGGCTGCATACTGCGGATAGTTCGACTTGAGCCATTCGACGGTCTGGTTGCGCTCCGCTGTCTGCTGAGCCAATTGTTCCTGCCGCTCGGCCTGCTCTTGCTGGAGAACGGCGTATTGCGTGTCCTGCTGCCGTCCCTGCTGCATGCCCTGGGCCGCGCCACGCATGGCACCGCGTGCGCTGTCGGCCCCAATAAGGCCGGAACCAAAGCCAATGATCGCATTGCGCCGAGGATCGAGCCATTGGGCGAAGCCACTGTCGCCCTGCCCAAGCATCGAGAGCAAGCCGCGCTGCTGATAAGGATTTTCTGCCATCTCGATCTCCTAAAGCAGCGCGCCGGCGCCAGCGATGCCCAAGCCAAGCCAGTCGAACAGGCCCGGGCCCTTTTCGGGCTGCGGGTTCGCAGACTGCTGCCCCAAGAGCCCCTGATACTTCGCGATGTGCTGGAAGGCAGGGTCGTTGGTGCGCTGGAACAGTTCGTAATCGGCAAGCCGTCTGGCCTGTGCATCGGCATCGCGCGCCTGGCCGACACCAAGGATGGTCTGGGATGGCATAAGCGATGCCTGATAGAGGCCCGGAAGTGCAGCGGTAGCGCCCATGGCATTGGCCACCCCTTGCTGGTCCATGCCGAAAGCGCTTCCTGCCGCTCCAGCCTGCGCTCCAAGCGCGTTAAAGCGGTTCGTGAAGCCCTGCTGGCGCTGGCCCTCAATCGCCGCCAGAGCCCGCTCCTGGCGCGCGATGTCGTTCTGGTAGTTGGTGTAGTCGAGAGCTCCGAGCGAGCTTGTCAGCCGATCGGTGGCCTGATTGATGTGCGACCCGCCGCCAAACCGTCCCGACGATGTGAACTGAGACCCGACGCCAGAGAGGACATCGTCGGTCAGCTGCCCGCGCATGGCCGAATAGCCTGGCGCGTCAGTGCCGAACTGCTGCCCCCGCGCGACCGCCATCAACTGCTCTTCCGTCAGGGACGGCGACATGGCGCCTGTAGCCATTGAGCCGAATTGACCCGCCACGTTGTTGACCGTGTCGATGTTGCCTTGCTGCCCCCCGGCCAGACCGCCATCGGATAGAAGCCCGCGGGTGTAGCCTATGCCTTGATCGAACATGCCTGCATTTCGGGTCGCAGCGCTTTCAAGCCCAGAGAGCCCTGCCTGTGTGGTCGCGCTCATTCCGGTATAGAGGGGTTGGTTATACGTCGCCGCCGGGCCCGCCTGATAGGCGCGCTGAATATCCGCGCCCATCTGCTTGTTGAAGCTTTCCGGGTTGAATGATCCGCCCGAGCCGCCAGCCCAGCTGTAGCCGCCAGACGAACCAGAGCTGCTTTTCTTTCCGCCGCCACCCATTATGCCAACACCTTTCTGAGAGAATATCCGCCGCTCTCTCGGTCGCTTATTGTCCAGCCAAGAGGTTTCCACATGCGTCCGCCGCCCTGAATCTCAGTGCAGCCCATGCGCTTGGCCTCGGCTTCCAGTGCCGCCGCAAAAGTCCGTATTTTTCGAAGCTGCTCTTTCGGCCCGCCATCGATGGTCCCGGCCACGTAATTGACGAACAGGGCCATTCCGTCCTCTCCGTCGCATTTGGTCAGGCACACGATCACGTCAGACCCGCCAGTGACGCGCAGAACGAGCATGTCGCCTGCCATGACCTGCTGTCGGACTTCTTCAAGCGTTGCGCCGGGGTGTTGCCGTATGGCAGGCACGAGCAAAGGCCCGATCCAGTGCCAGTTGACCTGAACCTCATCGGGCGCGATGATGGCGACGTGCATTACCCGCCAACCATGCCGCCCGCGCCACGCCCTGCAATGCCAAGCGCGGCATAGGTCACGAAAATATCGACATCGCCTGACGCATCAGAACTGGTGGCGCGCAGTGTCTCGCCATTGTCCAGAATGAACACGTCATCATACGTCACGCTGCCCTTGGCCGTCAGAGCCGCGGCATTGCGCTTGAACCAAGTCGTGGTGCCGTCCGTAACATCGATGGTCAGGTTGGGCGTGCCGCCCTGTGTCTCCGTCACGTCAATGCTTAGAATGGTCACGCGACCGGCATCGGCATCAACCAATGTCGTTGCCGTGTTATCGGTGAGTTTGACTTTAGCCGTGATGACCGATCCAACCGGAAAAGTGAAGCTCATCGCACACCCCCAGCGCCTGCATCGATATGGTCAACACCCTTGACGTATTCCCATTCCTCGTCTTGAGCGTTGGCCCAGCGAAACGAGACGTTCTTGCCGCGCCCCCGAAGCGGAACACGGCCCGATGGCTTGATCGATGATGCCGCCTTCCATGTCAGCGCATCAGACAACTTGTCGGACACGCCGAGAGCCACAGTGCAGTTGGCGGCGTCGGTCAGCGGTGTGCAGGACGTGATAAGCCCAGAACGTGGGCTATTGGCCGTCCTGCTCTGGATAAGCGGTGCCAGCGCACCAGCCGAGAACGTCGCAAATTTCAGGTCTGCATTGATCGCGGCAAAGAGCGGTGCGCCACCGGCCCAGAACCGGCTATCGAGCGGGATATCGATGCTATCGAGCGGCCCGAAGCTATCCATGGAATCGAGCGTGTAACCCGGCGTTGCAATGCGGCTGAGGTAGCTCGTGCTAACCTTGGCCGTGACCCAGCGGTCAAACTCCCAAGAATAGCCAATCATGTCATCGAAAATCACCGACTCGCCAATGGCTGTTGACGGGAACCGCCACCACACCATTTTACGGCTTGGGTCAACTGACCCTTGCACCTCGCTCAAGCGCGAGATTTCCACGTTGTCGAAAAACCACTGGTCAACCTTGCCAGAGCCAATCGGGGTCAGCCCGTTCATTGAGAACTTCCAGAACCCATTGGAGGCCAGGAAGTAACAAACGCCATCAAATGAGATTACGGAACGTTCGCCCACTGCGCCGCGCCCGTCAGCAATGCTTTGTAGCGAGAAGGTCGCGCCACCCCCGGCATTACCGAACTGCATAAGCCGCATGGCGTCAGCCTGGAACACAACAGCAGCGTTGTTCTTGAGGCTCACGCCGCAAATCAACTCTTGCCCATCGTCCAGAGGCTGATAGTCAGCACCCTTTGTTTTCCAGTTGGTGTGATCGCCAAATGCCGATGTTCGAATAAGCCGGTTATTGCGTGTGCCGGAATTGTCCAGCGTATCCAGAGCAACAACAACGTTGGCACAGGAAAACACCGAACGCGGTGCGCCAGCATCCGCGACTGCAGAAACAGACCCACCAAGCTCTATGTTATAAGCCTTCAGGCCGTCCGTTGTGTTGGTTGCCAGAAGCTGATCGCCAAAGTGCACAGAAGACCAATCATCGCCCGCGGTGCAACTCAGCCCCGATGCGGTCACAACCCAAGTGAAATCGGCCTGCATTTCCTGAATGGTCGTTTCAGTGAAAGCAAAGACCTGATAGGCACCATTGCGCTGCACAAGCGAAATCAAGCCACGCGGGTTTGCCGACAGTGCGGCAGCGCTCGCAGCGGCAACAAGCCTCCGCATGGGGCCGTAGCCCTCTGGGAGCGGCAGCACGTTTTGCGCCGTCATGACAACGCCAGGGGCTGTTGCCTTGGCGTCTGGTGCGAGGGGGCCGAACGGGACTTGCATCTAAACCCTCACGGCGTCGGCATATCGAGGGTCACAGAGGCGGTCGCATATTGCGCCACGTCGCTCTGTATCCCGACAAGATCAAGGTATTGGAGGGCTTGCCCCTTCCATGTCGCCGCCTCGGCAAAATTCTTCTGGAACGCCTCCGCTGCCGATAGGCACATGGCGAGATAGGCCATGGGGGAGAGCGTGATCAGCCAATTGGTGGCATTCGAGCTGGTCAGGCCCGCAAGTCCAACCGCCATCTCGGCAATGAAATCGCCCTCAGCTATCGGGGACACCTTTAGCGTTGACCCTTTGATGGCGTAATATTCTGGAATACCGGCTAGGGCATAAGGGTTGAGAGCCTGTAGCGTCCGCCAGTCGGTCGGGATCAAGGGAGATGCGCCAGAAAGGTCTCGTTTGAGCGACACCATGGACCGGAACGCTGAAGGCAAAGTAGCTTCGCCGCTGCTATTGGTCGTGAGTGTGTTCTGTTCGACCCTGCGATATGAGCGCAGGACAAGGTTGAACTCCGACTCCGCCAGCCCAATAAACTGGTCTTTCTGCGCATCGGTGTAATCGCGCTCCGACCAATCATCGATGGCCGCGATCAGCGTTGTGTAGTTGGTAATCGCGGTCATCAGAGTTTCCCGTTTCGGGTGCGGAAGGGCTGGTTTTCGTCCCGCTCAAGCCACCATTTGGCGTGGTCTTTGTCGCCCTGCTGTAGTTGCGGGACGATCTCGGCAAAGAACTTGTTGAGCGGAACGCGCCCGACATGAACCATGGGTAGGTTCCCGCCCTTGTCGCTGCCCATTCCTGACGTGAACCGACGCCCATCACGCTCGTTGCGCTCATCGGCATTGAGGGCAAGCAAGGCATCCTCGGCCAGGAACTCGCGCTTTTGCACGGTGATTTCCTGGCCGGTGACAGGGTGCGTGCCGTGACCTACATAGGTCCGGTATGTGTCGGTCTGCTCGACCAACTTCCACCGAACGTTCGCGCAGTCCTCGGCTGTGAGCTTAATCGTCAAAGCTACGCTCTGCGATGCCGAGGTCTTTAGCGCGCTTGGCTTCCTCTATGGGGAGCCTGACGGTCGTGCCAGACCAAACCTTGTTATCGGAGCCAACGCCAGGCATTGGGGGCGGGGCCATCTCGCCTTCGACAAAAACGGCAGGCGACTTGACGATGATCTGCCCCGAGGCGTTCTTTTCGGTCACTTCCTTGCGGTGATGACCAACAATGTCGAAATGCCCCATGGGCACGTAATTGCGTTTGAGCAGCATGGGAACCAGCTTGGCGTCTTTTGCCCCGCCCGCCTTGCCGTCATTGTCGTGATCGCCTTTGCCGCCAAAGTCTTCCTTGGCATTGCGGGCCATCGTGATTTTGCGCTTGAGGACTGGAGCGTCCCATTCGTCGTTGACATCAATGCCAAGATTGCGGGCTTCAGTCTGAAGCTGTTCTTTCTCGTTGGGGGCGTCGTTTGACACAGATCCAACTCCTTAACGGTTGCGGGGAACAAAAAAGCCCCGCCCGTAGGCGAGGCTCGTGGTTGCAGTGAGGGAGGGTTGCCCGGTTAGGAAACAGCCGCCGAGAACGGTGTTGCTTCAACGCCGGTCGAAACCAGACCGCCGCGAACAGCCCAGACGCCGGACGAGACATCGATCAGCTCAACATATGAGCCTTTGACGCCGCCGGTCGTGGAACCGTTCATGGTGATGGTGTCGGAATCCGCCGCCGTGGGGGCAACAGTGCCACCAATGTCGGTAGAGACCGCCAACGTGCCAGCCATGATATCAGTGGCGTTGGCCACCTGGATGATCAGGCTGTTTGACGTGATGGTCGTACCAACGAAGACGCGATACTTTGCACCCTTGCCTTCCGACGCCGGGAGCGTGATCGTTGTCCCGGCTTCTCGATTGGCGGTAACGACTGTCTCGCTGTGCGTTTCCTTATCAAGGGTCAGCGTAGCGGCAGTCACGTTGATAGGCTGGAGAGCGTAAGCCATTGTCTGGTTACTCCTTAGCTCGATGCCGTCATGCCAAAGAGGTCCGCGGCAACGCCGTGGGCCGCTTCGTTATTGACGAGCAGGGTGTATTCGGTCACCAGCACGCGCTTTTCCGCGTCCCCGGTCTTGGCGGGCTTTTGGATGGAGATGTCATCGAAAACGCCAAGCCCAACCATTTTGGGGTCAAGGAGAAAGCCGTTGCGGGCAATGGTTGCACCGGCACGAGCCATCTGGCGGTTCGGAACGATCGAAATCATGCCGAAGTCGGACAGGTACATGTCGGCAGCGGCCACAATGGTCGCCTGATTGTTGCCCTGGAGAGGCTTGCGCAGCGGGACAACATTGGAATCCGACATGAAGGTGGAGTAAATCGTCTTCACATACGGGGAGCACATAAAAACGGTCGGGTTGCCGCCCGCGTTGTAGGTGCTCAGGATAGTGCTGTCCAAAATGGCCTTGGTGAAGGCTCGTTGTGTGCCGTTGGTTGCGGCATCAACAACGCTGGTGCTCGAATTAAAGCCGCCCGAAGAGCCGCCCGATCCCATGCTGTCATTGGTCGAAAGCCAAGCACGAAGACCACCGGCCTTGCGGTTGGTCGCACCATTGCCTGCGCCAGCCGTGGAGGCCTGGTTGGACAGGAGAATGACTTCCATGTCCGTGCGCAGCTCGACACCCTTTTTGGCGACTTCACGGGCAAGTTCCGACTTGCGGCCTGCCTTCGAAGTCTTGTCCTGGGTGCGCGAGATGATGATGCGCTTGTCCGAGATCTGGGTATAGTTCCCGACTCGGGTGGTTGGCGTGATGGCCTGGAAGTTCCAGTCATTGCCTTCCGGCTGGTTGTTGTCCGCATCAGGGGATGCAAGCGTGTCAGTCTGCCACTCTGGGTGGGTCGAAGACACGGACTTGCGCCCGATCAGCGAAACAAAGGGGGTTTCTTCCGGGGTGATCTGGTAGATCTTGTCTGCCAGCTCTTCCCGATTGCCTACGGCGTCGTAGGTCTCAAAGGTATTGGCTACCTGGGCCATTGGGGTGAACTCCTAGAGATCAAAGGACATGAGCGCTTCAACGCCAGCGTTGAAATCGCCCGATTTGCGAAGCCGCTCTGCCTTCTGCTGCTGTTCACGAGATTGTCTGGCCTTGGGGTTGGCGCGCTGCTGGGTCTTGGGAAGCTTTGGCTTCTGCTCGACCTGCTTTTTGGCCTCGGGGGCCTTGGCCTTGAGCCTGCGATACGCGAGCGCATCGTTGAGGATCTTGATCTGTCGATGGTCAGCCACGGAGGTGATTTCCTCCTTGGTCAGCCCATAAAACTGCTCGGCATCCCCTGCCAGCCTCTGCCAGAACTCAGGCTTGGTGCTGTCGGGGAATGATTGCTTGAGCTGTTCGACTTCGGCCTGCAGACGCTTCTCGAATTGAGCCTGCGTCTCGCTTTTGCGCTTCTGCTGATCTGCCTGCTTTTCCTGCTCAAACCGTTGATAGGCCTGCGCGTGTTCATTGTAGGCATTCAGCTTGTGGAGATAGTCCATGTAGCCGACGGGGTCGGTGTTTGGGTCTCCAGAGAACTGGGGCTTTTTGGGCCCATAGGTCTCACCATACCAAGCCAGCCAGTCGCGAGCTTCCGCTAGCTGCTGGGCAAAGCCATCCCATTCGGACTTCTGAGACAGGAACTCGTCGCGTTCCTTGGCCAGCTCAGTCGTCTTCTTGGTGTAATCGCGCTGAAAGAAGTTGTTGCGCTTGAGTTCGGCGATGGTGATCGTCGTACCGTCATCGAGCTTGACCTTGGCGTTGTCCGCCGCAAATCGTCCGCCCGCATATTCGGTTTCGTCCGAGCCGTCTTCGCCCTCTGCGTCTTCCTCGCCTTCAACGTCTTCCGATTCGTCGTCCTCGGCGTCTTCGTCTTCGGGGTCAGGCGTTTCGCCTTCATCCTCTACGTCTTCGCCTTGGTCATCGGCTTCTGTGTCCTGATCATCACCGGAGAGATCCACATCGGGGTCTTCAATGAGGCCAGCAATTTCACCCACGCTGTCTTCAAACGAGCGCGGGCCGTCAGAGACAGGCCCCGTGGCTTCGGGGAGATTGTCTTCATCCATGATTGGGTCTTCCTGAGAGCCGCCGCACAGGCGGGGTTTAACGGGGCCGGGGTCGCTAGGCGGTCGGCCCGTTCGGATCAACGCCGCCGTCCATATCGCCAGTGGCAATTATGGCGGTCTGCAGAAGATCACGAACCTCTTGGAGGCATGCGGCGATGGCCTGCAGCCTCATGATTTCCTTGGTGTCGGTGGGGTCAACAGTGCCCAGCCCGACCAACGCATCTAGGCGAACCTTGTGGAAGGCAGAGGCCAGAACCTCATCATTGAGGAGACGGCTTGCCTCATTGGCCAAGTGTTGCTTGCGATCGGTCATCCTGGGTCACCTCCCATGCGGACGGACGATGTGCCGCCGGTGTCAGATGCCATGGCGCCCATCTGGCCAAGCTCGCGTTTTAGGTTGATCTCGGCAAACGCTACTTCGCGCTTCAGGATAAGCTCGGCGTTGAGCTGTTCGCGCTTGAGCTTCATTTCAGCATCGAGCTGCGCATATTTGTACTGGAACTCTTGCTGGGCCTGCTGCTGATCGAACTGCATTTCCTGCTGCTTGATCTGCGCATCAACCTGGGCTTCGGCCATCTTGCGCTCTGTCTCTGGATCGGGCTTTTCTGCAGCCTCCGCAGCCATTTGCTTGAGCTGGGCAACCTTCTCCTCGGTATATTCCGGGTAGTAGGCTTCTGGGTTCTTGAGCCCTGCGCTCTCGGCAATCTTGATCATCGTGTTGAGGATCTTGGGAAGCATGTCGATGGCATCTTCCATCGCACCTGAAGCTTGGAACCTGTCGGCCAGCATCAACTGGCTTTGCAGGACACCCTGCAGCATTGCCATGTCACGGTCACGAGACCCGGTGCCGAGGCCGACATTGACTGTAACATCCATGTCCGCGTTCCAGACCCGAGGGTCCATCTCCACGAACTTATCACGCAGCCGAATGACGCGGGCGCGGTCCTGGTTCTTGACCACGATCTTGAGCATCTGCCGAAACACACGCGTCCAGCCAAGCTCTGCCATGTTGCGGGCAATGAGCTCGATCTGAGAATACCCGGCGTCCCTCTGGTTCTGGTTGGCCGTAGCGGTCTGGCCTTGCAACGCTTCGGGGTCTAGCGCCATGGTGGTACGCGAAACACCGGTGCGCTTTGCCGTAACCTCATCCATGTATTCCAAGGCGGTGAAAGCCTTGTCGGCCACAAACTGAACCGCATGCGAAACGATCGGTGCAGTGCCCTTCTTCTTCCAGATCGTGCCGCCGAACTTGGGGTTGACCAGAATGTCGGGGTTTTCGACGCTACCAATCTCAACCTCACGCATGGGAAGGTTGGAAGCGTAGAGGTTATCGATGCCTTGGCGCAACAACACTGTCTTGCCGCGCTGGATATCCATGGTGCGATCAGCAACGCCCTCGGCATCCTGCCGATGTGGGACGGGATAGCACGGGATCAAGGAATAGGGGATTTCGTCATCCCACACCTCAGCCCCAAGCACCTCGCCTGCCCCAGCCGCGCCGGCGTACCAAACCTGAATGAGTTCAGCGACACCATCGCCGTCAACGTCTGCCTTCATGTAGCATTCGTAGAGATCGATAAGCTGCTGTGATTTGAGGTTGTCGGTGCGGATGCGGAACTCGTCGTCTCGCGCCAATTCCTCTTCCGTGGACATCATCATGGAATCGGCAGGCAATCCCTCGACCACTTCACGGTCGAATCCCATCTCGATCAAATCGGAACGCGTCCTGTCGTCGTGCAGATACGCCACGAAACGCGCGTCTTCGATTTCCGTGGCCTCAGGGTCGAGAAACAGGTTCTCAGGCTTCCCAGCTTCAACACAGAGCTTGCCATTGCGCTTGATGCGTTCGAGCTTGATATCGTAGGTCTCGATCGGGATGGCGATTTCCTGACCCGTTGCAGGGTCAACCATCATCGTGGTGTCGAGATATTCGTTCTTGCGCTGGGCGAGGATGTTGACGCCATCCTCCTCCATGAGCATGGTGATCTGCTCTTCGGAGAGGCCTGAGTGCATCGAGGTCGTCGTGATCGGCGTAGGATCCCAATAGTGCCGCACGACACCATCGCCATTGACCAGACTGTCATGGGTCGAGTTGTAGAGCGTGCGATACCCGTTGTTATCCTTGAAGAAGATGTGGTTGATGTAGTCCGTCGCTTGCCGCGCGCCGTCAACGTCTTCAGGCCCCTCAGGATCAAACATCGCCATGTGATCGCTGGCCGTGAACACGCGAATGATGCCGGGCAGCATCCAGCCAACAGCGTCGGAAAGATCGCGCGACACCATCTGCGACCCATTGGGGCGAGGCGGAACGTCGTTCATCTCGCCGCGCATGTATTCCATGGCACGGGCGCGCTTGTCGGAAAGCTCGGTGTCGGCATAACGCTTGGCCGAACGCAGCTCGCTATCGACCGCTGCCGAAAGGTTGCTGCCCTCGATGTCGTCTGTGTCGATGGCCATTAAACAACCCAATCCGTTTCGATCTGCGGCATGTCAGTGCTGCGCGGCTCTTCGTAATCGATGCACATCAGCCCGAAGGCGTCGGCGCCATGAGAGGCCCAGTCATGGTTTGGACCAAGACCGATGCCCCGCTTCTCGTCCCGCTTTTCGTGATACCAGCCCAGAGCCGTCCGCCCCGCCGCTGTCTTGGTCTCGTCAAACACGATGCGCGGGAACAACCGCCTGCCCGCCTCGATGCGCATGGACGCTGCGCCAGTGCCCTGGTTCGGTATTGTCCGAACGTCAAAGCCAGCTGCGCCGATTGCGCCCTCATAAGTCGTGTCGTAAACCTTCTCGCCACTACCGCCGTCATGGGGCAGTATGCAAAGCGCGTCGTCGTAACCTCTGCGCCTCAGCCAAGCCAGATGAGCAGAGAGCGGCTGACCCTGGGCCTCGTAGTAATCGAGAACCCGAATTTCGCGCCCGATGAACTGGCAAACCCATATCGATGTCGCGTCGGCCTTGGCGCCTGTGCCGCCGATGTCCCAATAGGCCCGCAACGTCATGAGCGGGTCCATGGACACCGAAGTGACGCGGCCCATCTCTTTGGCGACAGTCAGCGCCTGAGCGTAGTAAGCGCCCTCGACTGCTGTCTTGAACCCACCATCCCAAACGTGGTCGTACTGCTCGGGCCGCTCTTCCTTGTCGCGCACCCTGTCGCGCTCCAGCTTGGCTGGGAAGCGAGGGTTGTCGCGCCAGTTGATTTCCACGACCTTGTAGCGGGGGTCATTGCTGAGACGGAAGCGCTTGTGCGTGGCGCTTGTCTCGCTCTCGGGGTTCCACGTCACCCAGAGCTCGCTATCGTCCTCACGCAGCGTTGGGATGAGCTTAACCCATGCCTCTTCACTGACAGGCTCGGCCTCATCAACCCAGCCCAGCAATATCCGAGACTTGGACTTGATGCTGTTTATGTTCTGGTCTAGGCCGGCAAACGTGTACTTCACCCTTCCGCTGCGGGTCCGGACGTATTTTTCGCCGATGTCGAAGTGAGGCAGCAACCACTCTTCCGAGCGTATGGCGGCCTTGATTTCCTCTAGCGAACTGTCCTCAAGGGAGTTCAGGAACTCGCGACCGCAAAGGATCATGCCCTCGCGCCCAGCCTGGTCCCACATATAAGCCCTGACAGCGCTCATCTTGGCGAACGATCGCGTCTTGCCCGACCCGCGCCCACCGTAGGCCCCGCGCACATCAGCCTCACCGGAGAAGACCGGTATCAGCTTTGGCGGGAGCTCAACCCTCGCTGTCGTCATGCGATGACAGAGCGATGAGTTCGATCTTGTTGACCGTCACGATTGGGTTTTCAGCATCGCCGGTCAACTGGGTCTTGTCGCCATACTTCTTTGGCTGGAGCTTGGAGGCCATCCATTTACGCGCATCTACCTGAAGGCGCCGATGCTCAATCATGTCGCCCTCAGTTGTCTCAAGCTTGCCATCCGATGTGGCCTTGGTCTTCTGCCCAACCAATGGCGTGTCCGCGATGTTCAGGATGTCATCGAACAAAGCGTCAGCCTGTGCCTCGCGTGCGCGTGCGTACTGGTCCGCGAAGGTCTCGTGCAAGCTGAGCCATTTAAACACACTGGACTTTGCCGGCATGTCGTCATCGGCGCAGATCGCGCGCAGGCTCTCACCATTGGCGATACGCTCACAGATAGCGTCAGCTATTGCCTCGCTGAAATCTGTTGGGCGTCCTGCTGGCATTGGTTACTCGCTCTCCTGTCTCGGAATGCAAATAGCCCCGCTGCCGGAGCAAGGGGGCTGGGTGATAATTCAATGGGTTAGGTGATGACAGTTGCGGTGCTGTAGAATATGATTTCTACTGGTCCGTAATGTTTCGTGAAAACGTTCTAACCAAGCGCCCACATTACGCCATAGATCGGCCAGAACAGAGCAGCCATGAGCACCGTAAGCCATGCCCGAACATCGATAGGCACAAGCCAGCGCACGAGGCCGATGAACGTCACAATGGCAATGATCAGGTATAGGCTTGCGATGATCCACCAGAACATGACGCTCTCCTGTGTGTGAATGATTGAGGCGGGACGGGCGTGCACTTCCCTTTGCAGCATCCGGGTTTCCAAGGTTGCGGCCCCCATACGGTGAACCTCCCGACCTCGCCAGACGCTGGAAGCGCGTCAATGGCCGGTGCCTATGCTGCCGCCTCAAACTGAATTGGTGCGAACGCTCGGCCCGTCCGCTGGCTAGTTCAACTCCAGCCCATCGGCCTCTATCGTGGTTTCGACAAGGCGGCGGATGCTGTCTGCGTCCATCTCGTTTAAAGCGGCCTCGACAACGGATTGAAGCACAAAGGCTATGTCCTGGATCTCGTCGTCGTCTTCTATAAGCTCGTGAGATACGTCTATGCGCATGATCGAGGCTCCGAACGCAAAAAGCCCGCGCGGTGTAACCCGAACGAGCTTCGTAAATGAGCGGCGCAAATCAGTCGCATTTCTTGCGCTTATCACGAAGATACATGGTCGGTGACCAAAGTCAAGACGCCTTGGAGTGCGCCGTGAGGTATCCCCAGCGTTGGGCAAGGATATCGAGGGCCTGCATCAGTTCCGCTGTGGTGCTTTTGCAGTCCCGCGAATGGGGTGTTCGGGCGATTTCCTTGATTGGGATGCACAGGACGATAACGGCAATGACGAGATTGGCGCGGTCCTTCCCAAGCCCTTCGATCGCACGGCTTATCTTGACGCCTCGGTCCATCTTTGCCGCCATGCCGCTGTCATGGGCAATCGGTGACGTGTCCACCTGAGTGCGGCCAGCGTCGGCGGCAGGAGCGCCATTGCCGTACATCTGCTCATACCCGTTCTTGAAGTCCTCTGCCGCCCTCTCGTGGTGCCCTAGGCGGTCCCTGATGCGTGCCAGCCCGCCAATGCGCGTTGTCAGGTTTTCCTCGACCATCACCTTGCCCACATTGGGGCCAGGCTTGTTGGCGCGCTGGTGGTAGTATTCCGAATCCGTCATCATTGGGTCTTGGACCATTCGATGAGCTTTGATCTGCGTTGCCATTGTGCTGCCCCTGTTGTGGAGTTATTCTTTGAAACGCTCTTGAAACTCAGCAACTTGCCGCACGATTTCGTCCACCTTCTCGGTGCGGCGATAATTCCAGCGGGCGCGGAATCCAAACCCCATTACGATTATCGTGCACTCAACGCCGCCCATGCTCCGCTCATCCTCAAACTCGACGTGGATCGGGTGGAAAGTGTACCAATTGCAAGGTTGGAAGAACTGGGACCACTGCTCAATCCATTCGATGAAAAAGCCCTCGTACTTATCCATTACCCTCTCCTTCCTGAGTGAGAGCGCGGGCGCGGTAGTGTCCAGACGCCAGCGCATATTCGATCATTTCGAGCGCCGTCTGGCGGTCGTAGTACTGACCCCGGTCGCCTTTAGGCACCTCGACCAAAATGCCGGTCGGGACGTGATAAGCGCGGATCACGGTATCGAAGCCGCCAACACCCATCCCAATGCGCTGGTCAATGACCCGGATATGCACGTCCTTCAGTTCGACTGGCATCCCCTGCTCTCCTGCTGGTGTTTTACGTATTCGGCCCACAAGTGCGGGCGGTCGATCAGCCATTTGTGGATGGACTGGGAGCGGCGGAGGGCGTCTAAGTTCATCTGCGCGTCCTTTGCGCCCTTGCCTGCGCCCTTTGAGGCCTGATGCTCTCGGTCTATAAGGTCTTTGAAGCAGCCTATGGTCTCTGCGAGGTTCATTCCGACACGCTCACGCCTTCGATCCAGCAGATGTCCTTGATGCGGCGCTCGTTGGTCTTGTACCGTGCCGCTATCTTCCAGCATGGATCCCCGCGCATGGCCTCAAGGACGATCATGTTGATGTCGGCCAAGGATAGATCGCGGTTGAGATGCCAGCCGGCGGGGCGCTTGCGACGTGGCGCGCTATATTCCGGGGCGAAGTAATTCACGACACACGCTCCATCGCCTCGCGCGCCAGTCGCGTTTCCCTCGCTCCGGCAGCAGCCTTACGCCATGCCAGAAATCGCTTTGCGTCTTCGGTTTGAGTGTGGTGTTGCCCGTCCTGCACCGATACCCGCTCGATCCGCGACGGGATCACCTTAGCGGTCGGGAGAGGCCGCGGCTTGTAGATGTAGTTGGCCCATTGGATCAGGGCACCGACATTGCAACCGATCTCGTCCGCGATCTGTTCCCATGACCATTTCTGCGCTACGCGCTTCTGCACGCATGCCCATGTGTCGTGGTCGTCTGGGCGAAGGTCGAAAGCGCCACGGCGGTTAAACTGGCTCTTGTCCATCTGAAACTACCTCGTGGTTGTGTGGGTGGACTGGCGATAGACGGATCACCACCTTGCCGTGCTTGACGACAGGGCCGCGCTTTAGGGATATGCTCCACTGGCTGTCATCGACGCCGATAGCCTTGGCGACACCATCCAGAGCCGCCTTGTTTGAAGCGAGCATGTTGTCGAGGTCGCGCGCCCTGTTGTCTGGCGGGCAAAACTCCATATCGACATGAGCGGCGAGCCAGCCAACGTTCTTGGCGCCAATCTCAAGGCAAGCCATGTAAGCGTCGGTCTTGGACTTGACCCGCGTCGCGGTGAGGCCTCGGCGGTCTTTGCGCGCATTTGGTGACAGGTCTTTCGACGGCCATGGCAGTTCGATGGTGGCTAGGATGGCTGTACTGGTCATGCGGCCTCCATCTCGCGTGCGAAGAAACGCGGTCCGCCCGTATGCTGGGCATGGAACCGATGCCAGGCGGCATTGTCCTTGCCTGTATGGGCACTGCCCTCGATCCACTTCACACGGCCTACTGAAACGATATGGCTGCACTGGTCGAGGAACGGGGCAGACTGTTTGGTGTGGACCCAATCCGCGTCGAACAAGAGCCAAGTCGGTGCAATGGACTGAAACCGCTCAATCATCGGGTGGAGCAGCTCGCGGGTCCAAGGAGGGTTTGTGATTATCGCGTCGAACCTGCATTCAAGAATTCGGCTATCCGTCAACGCATCAAAGCCTCGCTCGATGTCGTCCTGGAACACGCATTGAAAGTCGTAAGACTCGAGGTGGCGGACCAACCTTCCTTCGCCTGCGCACGGCTCCGCGAACGTTCTCACGCCGAGTAAATGCGGGATCAAAGGCACCACAGGCGCAAACGGTGTCTGGTACGCGTCGTTCTTGCGCCGCTCAAAATTGGACCGCTTACCCATCCTACGCTGCCTCTCCCGGCCCCGTAGGCCAGTCATACGGCCCGATGAGAAAAACACCGGGGCAGTTGAGGGTGACGCGGATAACGGGCGCTGATGCCGCTCTATCGCGCTTGGGGCGGAACCAGGAGAGGATGTAGGTGATCATGCTGCGGGCTCCTGCTCGACAAACTTCATGTCGTGCTTGGCGCAATAGCGTTTGAACGCGGCCTCGTGCAGCTCGCCGGGTAGCATCTCGATGGAGTGACCCATCGTCCCACCCTTCCAAGATCCTTTGCGCTTGCCGGTCTCGCCTGAAAATTTGAGATCAAGCGATCTGCTTATTTTGGGGCGGCGGAAAATGGAGAGCCATTTGAACCAGCCGGAGCCGAACCGCCATTCGCGCTCTTCAATCTTTGTGGCTACCGAAAGGCGTTCGCCATCGAAGTCATCGAAGGCGAAGCTTGCCACTGGCGTCGCATCAGCGATCGCGCGTTCGCGCTCGAACCTGCCCGGATCAAGCCGATATCCTTTTCCGGTATCGGGAATCGTGGAGACGTGCTGCCCATCGAGGCCATAGAAGCTATGGCGAACATGCCGCCATTGCGTCCAAGGCAGATGCTTGCACCAGTCTTTCGTTGTGGAACTGTCGTGCGTCTGGGCGCCGAGTTTGACGTGCAAGAAGCCTTCGGAAACCGAGAAACCAAACTCCCGCCGATAGACATCCCAATAGCCGCCCTCGGGCGATTTCGACCATTCATATTTGGATGTGTCCACCCATGTTTCCCATGGCCTTATGACCTGCGGGAGTGCTAAGATCAGCGTGTGTCCAAAGGCACTGGCCCGAAGGCTGCACCCTGTGTATTCATCCCCGCCTGAGCTAAGAACAAGAGCGATCGGGCGATAGGCCCCGCTGAAAGAATACAGGAGCGGACCAAAGTACCGGTCATTGTCGCCCCAACGGTTATGGTTGACCCAGAACTTGTTCATCACCGCGTCTCCCGAACCAGCAACTGCGACTTGCGGTCATGCGCCTGGATCAGCGTCACATGGGAAGCGCGCCAGCGCTCAATCGCAGCACCACGGGCGCGGCCCTCATCGAGAATGGCGGCGTTGATGTCAGCTATCTGGCGTTCAAGCTCATCCTTGGCCTCGTGGAGCGTCAGGATGGCTTCGTCGGCCACATCGATATCGTGGTCAGCATCTGCCTTGTCCTGCTCCGCTCGGGCCATGGTGGCGTCGAGCGCGGCAATCTCGATGTCGGGGGCAAGATCGGTGTTGGGTTGTATTGTGGCGTGGGCGTTCATGCTGCTGGCTCCTGAAACATGGTGATTTGCTCGGCCTTCGGCTCGGGCTCTGAAACGAACATGTCGGGCTGGCGATATGCTTCGCGGATGCGCTTGCAGGCTATGTCGAAATAGCCCTCGTCAATCTCAATGCCGATGAAGGATCGGTTGCGGCGGGCACATGCGACGCCGGTAGTGCCGGAACCCATGAACGGGTCTAGGACCGTACCGTGAGTCCACCCAACCATGGCCCACATCAACATCACTGGCTTTTCAGTCGGGTGGTGGGCGTTGCCAGTCCTCGGCGCCTCAATCACATCTGAAGGCCGACCATTCGGGAAATGGTGCGCCGGGCCGGGGTAAAAAAGCGCAACTTCAGTTTGCCGAGCGTGTTCATGCTCTAGGTCGCCCATCGACCAATTATTCTTCACCCAGGTAACGAGGCTGCGGGGCTTAGGAACGGAGGCGATATTGTCCCACCTGCAGAACACATAACTGCTGTGCTCGACCGGGATATTGCAAACCCAGTCCAGCAATGTCTCGTCGCCATCGTTCGCGATTGCCTTGTGTTTTTCCCTTCGATGGTTAGACCGGAAAGACATGCCATACGGGGGGTCCGTCAAAACCGAACCGATCGGCCCCAAGCTGGGCAATATCTCCCGACAATCCCCTAGATACAGCGTGCACGAGCCGATGACCTCAACGCGCTTTGCAGCGGGGCATTCTTCCATCAGCAGTTGGGCTCGCTTAGCCGCAACATAAGCGTCGTATGACTCGGCGGCGTCACGGCGGGGATCGTAATCGTCAGTCATTCTTCGTCCTCAAAAATCTCTGGCGCGATCTGCCGCGCCGCCCAACGCGCGTTAGACAGCTTCGCTTCGGCCCACTTCTGCCTGATAGTCAGCGGGAACAAACGCCTGCACCCGCCGTAGATCAGCGATAAGGCGCCGGTACTCAGCCTTCGCCTGAATCGCCCTAACCGCTTCAAGATCGGTGATCTCATGGTAATCAATCCTTCTGGCTTCCCCTTTCCAGAGAGCCTTCACCCTACGTTCGGACCAGCGCTTGCCCCGTTCTTCCAGGGTCTTGCGCGATAGCCCGCGCTCTAGTCGTTTCAATGCGTCGTATGCTTCACTCAGTGCAGTTGTGACGTTGCGCCCAGCGTGGAGCGGGAACGTTTCCTGCAAGATGGAACGCGCCTTAACTGCGGTACTCATTTCGGTTTTTCCCTTGGCTCTCTCGGCCAAGCTTTTGGTTCGGTTGGTCAACACCTTGGCTGGTCCTCTCGATAGGTTTGAACCCATCGAGACGACGGACACACGAAAGGGACTTACGGACATGCATCGCGACCAAACAGATTTGACGGTCAGGCTGGTACGCGAGGGAATAAAGGGCCGAGCGGCGCGCGGAGGAATGCGCAGCACGCTCGGCAGTGACGCGAGGGAGGGAGGAGAAACCCCGCGTATCCCGGCCAAGGAGGAGAACGCCGGGAATGTGATTAGAATGCCTTTGCGCAACGGAAGGGCGAAGCCGCACACATGCAGCCCCGCTTGTGTCGTCCTTCCGTTCCGTAAGGGCATCGACTACGCGCATGGCTAGATCACCCCGAACGCGAGCGCGAAGTTGAAGGCTATGCCAATGAGCGCGAGTGCGAGGCAGAGATTGATTGGATCGCGGAGACTAGGCATGTCACTCTCTCCCATCGTACTGGGCGTTGAGGTCGCCAATGCGCTTCCACCATGCGAGGAAAACAGCCAAGGCAGTGAAGTAGGCGGTGAGGCATATGAGGAGGGTCATGCTGCTTGCTCCTCCTCCGCGACCGGGACCGTCGGATGAAACCCAAGGAAGTCAGGAAACCCAGTCTCGCTTTTCCAACGGCATGGCGTCAGAAGACCGACAACATGGTCTGTGAACGGGAACCTGATGAGCGCAGGCCCATGATCCCCGCCAGCCTCGATGAGGATCTTAGTGTCGTGACCAAGCATCTTGCCGACAGCGGCGAACGAGCTGAAAAACGAAGCGTCAAATGCTTCATGGGATCCGAGGCTGTTTGCGCGAGACATCGCGCGGCGCCAATCTGGATAGCCGCCTTCAATGCGCCACCTGGGCATAACCGCAACTGGCGCGCCGTCACTAACGACAGTAGCAGGGTCTTTTGGGCCGGCGGCAGATACGCGGCGCGGCGCGGTGTCATTACGACCCTGCTTGCAAGCCTTCAACTGGTCCTTGCCAAGTTGGCAGATAGCAGTTTCACCGGCGATGGTGCCGCTCTTGTCGTGACAGACAAGCATTCGGTGCCCGTCAGTGGCGACAAGGAACACGCCGCCATCAGGGTGCGGCTCAATATGGACGCCATTGAGATAATAGCGGGTTTCTTCGGTGCTTTGGAAAAGAGCCGCTGCCGCAAAGAGCGTCGCGTCTACATCAAAGGATACGTGGTGGTCGGTCATGCGACATGCCTTTCGTTTTCAGGATCGCCAACGGTGAAGCCGAGGCGCTTGGCCATGGAGTATGGGTCGGTGGAAGGGGCGAAGCGCTTGTCCATCGCCTTCTGGTTGCGCTCCTGCCGGTCCTTGGCCTCTTTGGCTTTGGTGGCGTCTTCGGTGCGCATGGTCGAGGCGAGGCGTTCGATAGCCTCAGCGGCCAACTTTCGGACGCGCTCTTGGCTCTCCGGCGTCTTGTCAATGTCAGGCGCGGGCAATGCAGGAGGCTTGGCGCGGCGCTCAGCGTCGAGGCGGTCGAACTGGACCTTGCGCACCACTTCCCCGAGTTGGGCGGCGGTCGGCGCAAACCGGCTATTGAAGCCTGTCACGCGGCCCTGAAGGAACCGGTTCACGGCTTCCTCGACGTCTATGACATCGTGGTAAGCCAATGCCCGTTCGTACGCCTCGATCTGCCGAACCACAGCACTCGGGCTATCTGCCGCCGTGGGCGGGCAGGTAGAGAACAGAACCTGAAGGAGTCTCTCGATTTTCGTGTTCATGGTGGGCTTCCTTGTGGTCGGCTATGGCGCCGATGTAGTCAGCGAGATTTCCGCGTCGTTGGGCTTGATTTGGCGGGGAGCCGCGAGGCTGGTTGTCCGCCGGCTGGTCACCCCAGCGCTCCTGGTGGAGCCAAGTGGCGGGATTGCACCACGGCCTGTCGTCGGTCTTGGCGGCGTATCGCTCCAGACCGAACATGATCGTTTCGAGACTTGCGACCTGAACCGCCTTGGCGAACTTCTTCCGAGCGTCCGCCTTGCCGACCTTGTTGGGGTAAATTTCCCAGAAGGCGTCGAAATCGGTGGGGGAAGAGCCCCCTTTAGGGGGCGAAGGGGGTATGGGATTAGGGGTTTTAGGAAAGGGGGTTTGGGGGGAAACCTCCAAGGGGGAAAGGGGTCCCGCAACGTCCCCGGCAGTCCCGTCGTGTCCCGCGCTGTCCCGCGTTGTCCCTGGGACATCATGGGACACTGGTGCGCGTTGACGGCGCTTGCGTTCCGTTTCCTTCTGGCGCCTTTCGGCTACGCGCTTCGCCTCATCGTCGTTCGCGGCTTTGACAGCAGCAACGATCTGCTCAGGCGTGCACCCAGCGGCAAGCATTGCATCGAGAACGGATGATGGGAGGGCCATTATTCATCGCCCCCTTTGATCTTGCGCCAGCAAATGCCACAGAAGTAGGCGAACATTCTTTCGCGGCCATAGGCCTTGTCAGTGGCGATCTCCATGGCCTCGGTCACGTCGTAATAGTCGAGGCGGTCCAGGAACATCCGGATGCTAGCGAAGCGGGACCGAGTGATGCCGTCGTCGCCGTGTCGGCTGGAAAAGATATCGGCTATCGACCATATCTCCGCGTCCTTGCGCTCTTTCCGAGCTTCGAGGATTGCGTAGTAAGCTTTGATCTGGGCTTCCTGTTCGAGAACAAGATCAGCCTTTTCAGCGAGACTTATGGGGATGACCGAAAGAGGCGTGCCGGCCTTGCCGCGATTACAGTCGAAACAAGCCGTAACAAGATTGTCGATCTCGTTGCCGCCGCCTTCGCAGACCGGAACGATGTGATCGACTTCAAGCACCATGCTCTCAGACGGATGCGCGCCACAGTACTGGCACTGGAAGCCGTCCCGCTTGAAAACATCAAAGCGGAGCTTTTTGGAAAGCCCCACGCTCATGCTGCGCTCTCGGTCTGCGCCGGGCCAAAGATGTCTGGGCGCAGTTGATGCTTGGAAACTTCGCCTTCTGTAGCGGCATCGATCCTCATGGCCATCTCAGCCGTGATGCTCTTTGCCTTGAGAAGGTAAGCGATCTGCTGCTGCGAGCAGCCCACCTTCGCCGCCAGCTTGGACTGCGATCCGTGATACCGAACAGCGCGAGAAATGAGTGTCGATAGCTTTGTCATACAAGAAAACTAGTGGAAACACGCGAGGGCGTCAACTAGCATTCTTGTGTAGCCACGAACAAGCTGGCTGGTAAATTCGCGCCATGGCTACGATAGCGGAAAATTTGAAGCGACTACGGAACGCGGCGAAGCTGTCGCAAGCAAAGCTTGCTGATCTCTCGGGCGTTTCTCAGCAATTAATCTCGCAGATCGAGGGAGCCAAAAACAGCAGCACCAAAGAACTACCCGCTCTGGCCAAGGCTTTAGGGGTTTCGGTCGGGGATATTGATGAAGAGTATGCAGACAACAGCGCCAACCTTTCTGGCCCAGCTATCGCTCAGTCTCAAATTTCTCCACTGTATGGTGGGATCGTACAGGCAGGGCAGTTTCGATCTGTCGATGAATGGTTTGACCAAGACCCCGATCAAGTCCCTGACCACGTCAGAATTGATCCTACACGATCACGGGCAAGGCAATACGCATGGCAGGCGCGTGGGGATTCTATGAACCAGGCCGGTATCCATGACGGCATGTGGGTAGTGGGCGCCGACGCAGGCGACTATGTCGATCAGTACGGGGACATAGTAACTGGAGATTTGGTCGTTGTAGAGCAGAGCCGTTATCAAGGGTCCGAGCGCGAGATTACAGTGAAGGAGATACACTTCTTCCGTGATCGATACGAACTGCGTCCAGTCTCAGACAATGAGGAACACGAGCCGATTGCAGTCCCTCACGATCACAGCCCTGACGATGATCGGGAAGTGAAGATTATCGGAATCGTGCTGACCGCTTATGCGGATTTGAAAAGTCGCCGCAAGTAGCCGTTAGGGCCGTTATGACACTGATAATTGCATGGATTGCTATTTATGGGTTCGGGCTTCCAGCATGGTTATATCTCGCCGCTGGCGTCCTGTGGGTCGTTAGAACCGCTTTCCTTCTCAAGATCGAAGCGAACCGCAAGTAGCCAGTAAGGGGGAGAGAATGAGTGACTTCCAACATTTTGACTTCGACCCTAGGCATATCCCAGATGAATATGCCATCGCGCTTGGCAGAGTGAGCCTCGCTTGGTCGCAAACGGAAAGTGTGTTGGAAGACGCTATAGCTGGTGTGGCCGGAATCGGAGCATTTCGCGGATGGGCGATCACCACCCATATGAACCTGAATAATCGTATCGACACCCTGCTCGCTCTTATTCGGCTAGGGAGCCTAGATTCGAAGCTGCAATCGGAGATCGAGTCCGCCATCAAGGATATCCGAAAAGCCGCAGATGATAGAAACCGCTTCGTTCATTCATATTGGGCAACGGATGAGCGCGATGGGAAGGTTTATCTCACATCGAAAACCGCCCGTGGGGCATTGAAGCCGAAGGCGCAATCTGTCTCAACGACAGAAGTCACAGACGCCGCCATGAACATATATCTCAGCGGCCTTCGCCTCCTCCAACTCCTGAATGCGAACGGCCTTCTCCCCGATCCTAGCTACTAGTTCGGCCCGCGTTTCAGCATTGTGCTCTGAGAGCCGATTGAGCCCGTTACGACGAAGCTCGCTGTAAACTGACTGAATATTCATTGCCTACCCCAGCCCGCCCCGTGCGGGCTTTTTTGTGCCTGCGATTCTAGCAGCCATTTCGTAAACCGCAACATTTTACTAGTTTCCTTGTTGACAGCACTACTAGTAATCTTGTAGCTTGGTTTTCGAACGAGGCCGAAGACGCAAACGCAGATCGCCTCACACCAGACGAGAACGATCCACCCCACCGGGCCGATCTTCTCACACCGAACAAGATGGAGATGGGACATGACGATCAGCTTCGAAACCCGCGCCGGCCAGAAGTTCACTGTCGAGCAGACTGGAGACATCGGCCACGCCATTCAAGGCAACGTCCTCAAGGGTCGGAAGCTGTTCGTTGGTCGCAACATGGTTTTCGCCAAGAACGACATGCTCAAGGTCAAGGTGGCTTCAAAATGAACATCCCCGGCTACGACGACTGGAAGCTCCGCACTCCCGAGGAAGATTACGAGATGAGCGGCGGCGTCCTGTGCCCATTCTGTGGCGCCTATTCGACGCGCTCTTGCGAACTGGAAGAGGAAACCGGCGGCTCCTGCCCTTGGGAAGAAGCCCAAGATGAGCCGGATCCCGACTACCTCAACGACCTTCGCGCCGACCGATAACCCACCCCCACACCAGAGCACGCATCACAGCGATCTGCTCACCAGAGACGGGAGATAGACGATGGAACTAGATCAGAAGCGCATTGAAGACGGGATCATCAGCGAAGTCGCTAGCACAATCATGCGCGACGATGACCTGTACGACCGCGTGAAGCACGCAGTAGACGCCCGCATCGAGAAGCTCTGGAAAGAGACCGCCGAGGCGCGCATCCGCTCCGAGGTTGAATTGGCGATCAGCGATGGCTTTGAGAAGTCCTATCGCAAGGTCGACAGCTTTGGTCGCGCCGAAGGCGAACCTACCACCATCCGAGCCGAGTTGGAAAAGCTTATCGGCGGGTACTGGAACACGAAAGTGGACCGCCAAGGCAAGCCGTCAAATGGCTACGGCGCAGACATGACCCGCGCCGAGTGGATGATGACCCAGCTCGTTGCTTCCGACTTCCAAGGCGAGATGAAGCAGCACGTCATCAATCTTGGCGGTGCTCTCAAAGACAAGCTGCGCGGCGAACTCCACCAGACGGTCAACAAGCTACTTGGCGAGACTTTCAACGTTCGAAGCTTTGACGATCAGAACACTAATCGCAGCGACCGCAGCAGCATCCAGCCGCCGCAAGCTCCTGCCTCGTAGCACCACCCCCGAGACACCGCCTCACGGCAGATCGTCTCGCAACAGAGGACACGGCAAATGACGAAGCGCAACCGAAACGACCTGATGTACCTCGTCCATGACGGGTGCTCGATCTTCGACGGAGAGATCATCTCCTGGGAGAAGGTCATCGAGACTGCCGACACATGGGCAGAGGACGACATGCGCGTCCATGAGGTGATGGTTTCGTTCGATCACCTCGGCAAGCGCCGCATCAGCTTTGAGAACTGCAAGGACTGCACCGACGAGGCGATCAATGCCGCATGGTGTGAGGTGAACCGTGTTCCCTACGACACGCCCCGGATGCAGCGCGAACTCGGGACGGTGTTCTGATGGACGCTCGATCATTTCACAACGCCCTCCGCATCATGCGCAACCTCGAAGGCTTCGAGATGCAGGACGCTGGCGTACTCGATGAGAACTGGGGGACGCGCGAGGCAAGCAGTCGCGATCAACTAGCCGCGTTCTATGCCGACCCCTTTGGCGAAGCCCTTCGGATGCCTGACGCCAACTTCGACCGCCTCTATGCGCTGATTGAAAGCCGCCAGCCGAACCGGGAATCAGCCATGGAGGCAGTAGCGTGAGCTATCCCAAAATCAAACCGTGCCCCTTGTGCGGAAGCTCGGAGGACATGGACGTCTACACCTACGACAACGGGTGTCGGCACGTCGAATGCACCACTACCTGCGGGTATTTGGGGCCAGCTAGCAGCAGCATCCTATGGGCAATCCGGCACCACAATTCACAGCGCGACAAGACGGCTGCGAGACATGCTGCTGCCCTCGCCACCTCCCCCAGCCCATCCGCCAGAAAGGACAGAGCATGAGCACGAACGAATGGAAATGGTGGGGCGGCGTTGACGAGGAAGTCTGCACCTATGGCCCGTTCGACACCAAAGAAGATGTGATAGCGGAAGCTGCTGCCGATGGGACCGGTGAGTTCCAAGACGAAAACGGCAATTGGAAAATTGGTGTTCACGTTGTCGAAGCCCGCAAGGACCCGCTCCGATTGGCGGACTGGATAGGCGATGCCGATGAGCTGATGGAGCGCGCCGAGGAAAGCGTATCAGACAGCGACAGGGCAAGCTCTGAGCATGATGAGCCACCCTACTTTGAGTGCTCAAAGGATCAGGAAGCTGATCTTGAGCGCCGCATCAAAGCTGCTTGTGATGAATGGCAGGCCGAACACAAGCTGACGTTCACAACATTCACGTTTAGCGCATCTCGCAACCATGAATATGTCGTGGTCGATCATCCGGGGCTGGAACAATGAACGTCCTGTCCTCCCCCAACTTCAAGACCGCTATCGCTTCACTGGCCTTTGTCTCCGTGGTGATGGTCTGGGCTGTAGAGGCGCGGTTTGACCGTCCGTTTTTGGACGCCGTTATGGCGCTGGTGTCGTGATGCTCAGGACGCCCCAAAAGAAGCCGTGCCCTACCTGTGGCGGAAGCGGCGAGATAGCCATCCATATCGGTGATCGTATCGCTGATCTTCGTAAGAAGGCAGGGCTTACGCAACAGGACCTAGCCGACAAGCTGCCAGTTACTCGACCTCAGTTGGCGAACATCGAGTGTGGTCGAGGTGAGCCGTCCATGAGCACGCTGCAAGCGCTTTGCATGGCATTGGAGATCGACGCCGATACGCTGCTGTTTGGAGGTGAAGAATGACCGCTCTTTGCCTCGACCACTTCAACGACCGCGCCAAAGACCTTGCTGATGCAGGCGATATCATCCGCCTCGAAAGCCTCCTGGACGAAGCCGTAGCAGCGCGCATCGAACAGCGCGCCGATGCCCCGACAACACCGCAATTCAACAGGGCCGCAAGGCTCCTGGATCAGCTCAAGAGGAAAGCCGCATGACTGCAGTTACAGAACTTAGCAGAACGGGAAACGACCGCATCAAGCCAGGCGGCAACCTTTCGCCCTTCGATGCCATAGTTCTCGAGATCGATGATCTCTATGCCGAGGCCGCTAACTGGGCTGACGGCAGCGACATCGAAAGCCAAGAGCAGTGCGATGCGCTCGACACATTGGACAAGGCCCTGCTGGCGCTGGACAAGAAGCGCGAGGCCCTGCGCAAAGAGGAGGTCAAACCCCTCGATGAGGCCAAGAAGGCCATCCAGGCGCTGCACAAACCGGTCGAGGCAAAGGTTGCCCGTGCCCGTGACGTGCTGAACGGCCCGCGGTCGAAGTGGAAGGCCAAGATCGAGGCCAAGAAGCGTGCCCGAGCCGAACAGGCGGCCCGTGAGGCCGAGGAAGAACGCGCCAAGGCCCTTGCGGCCATGCAGTCCAGTTCCGGCGATCTGGAGGCTCGTGAGCGGGCCGAGGAACAGCTTGCCCATGCCAAGGAGGCCGAGGCGTTCGCCAAGCGCGAGGACAAGCGCGCCAACACCGGCAACGGACTGCGCACCTATCATCGGGCCCAACTGACCGACCTTCGGGCGGCTATCGGCCACTACTGGAAATCACAGACCGATGCGTTCGAAGCGCTGGTCTGCGACCTCGCCGCCAAGGACGTTCGCGCCGGCAAGCGCGACATCCCGGGATTTACCGTCATCGAAGAAAAGAAGGCCCTTTAGCCATGTCGCACGCCGTAGCAACAATTGATCACAGCCGCGCCGTTGCGGCCCCGACCACGTTCTCGAACGATCAGGTCGACTTGATCAAGCGCACAATCGCCAAGGATTCGACCGACGACGAGCTCCAGCTTTTCCTCAACCAGTGCAAGCGCACTGGGCTCGATCCATTCGCCCGCCAGATCTATGCCGTGAAGCGCTGGGACGCCAAAGCCCGCCGCGAAGTCATGGCAGTGCAAACCAGCATCGACGGCTTTCGGCTGATCGCGGAGCGCAGCGGAAAGTATGCCGGACAGGTCGGCCCGTTCTGGTGCGGAGAGGATGGTCAGTGGACCGATGTATGGCTGTCCAGCAAGCCGCCCGTAGCGGCGAAGGTTGGTGTTCTCCGCTCTGACTTCTCGGAGCCATGCTTTGGCGTGGCGCGCTTCGAGTCCTACGCCCAGCGCACCAAGGACGGCAGCCTTACTCGCATGTGGCAGACCATGTGCGACGTGATGATCGCCAAGTGCGCCGAGGCATTGGCACTGCGCCGCGCCTTCCCGCAGGAACTGTCCGGCCTCTACACAGCGGACGAAATGGCACAGGCTTCCAATGGGCGCGATGAACCCGCCGAGGCGTCAGGAGCCGCGCCGAAGTCGAAGCAGGCGTCACGGGCTACTTATGAGCGTCTGAGCAAGGCCAATCGGGCATGCGAGACCGTCGAGGCATTCAACAAGCTGTGGGGCCATCCGGCGACCGAAAAGGCCGTCATGGAATTGCCCAACGATTGGCAGCGGACCGTCCTCGATGAGAAGGCCGACAAGTTCTCCGAACTGTCGCCTCCCGAGGTCGAGCAGATCGAATACGAGACCGCCGGCGCTGACGATGACTTCCCGTTCCCCGAAGACGACGACTTCCCCGGAGACAGATAACCGCAGCGCAAGGCGGGGGACGGCGGAAACGTCGCCCCCGATGCGCAGGAGAGAACAATGGGCAGACATGTTGTGACATTGGCGAATGATCGGCTGCGAAACACCGCAGTCGAATACGTTCGGAAGGCGAAGGACGGATCGCGCGTCGAGTTCAAGGGCCCGCGTCGATCGACAGACCAAAATTCAAAGATGTGGGCGTGCCTGTCTGACATCGCCCGCCAGATCAAATGGGCCGATCAGTGGCTCACTGCGGATGATTGGAAACTCCTATTCCTCGACGCTCTGAGACGTGAGCACGGCGACCAGTTGCGCCTTGTGCCGAACCTGGACCGAACCGGCGTCCTGAGCCTGAGCACATCGTCATCGGATCTGGACCGTGAGGAGATGGGCGACCTGATCACCATCATCTCGGCATTCGGCGACAACCACGGCGTCGAATGGTCCGAGCCAAAGAAACCCGGCGATGGGCGCCCTACCCCGCCTGTGTCCGCCTACGTTGAGGAGAATGCGTGATGCCGACTACAGCAGAGCATACGCCGGGAGAGTGGCGCTACAGCATCAATTATGGCCCCGAGGACGAGGCGAACTACGCCAACGTCTATGACGGCGAAGGACAGTATGTCAGCAATCTCAAAATCCATCACGCAATAGCCGTAGTCAAGGCAATGAACAGCGCCGATGAGATGCTGGTGGCACTTCAAGCGACGGAACTGGTTCTCTCACAGGAAGGGCGGGAAGGCACGCTGCTTCTTATGGGTGTGCGCGCCGCCATCGCCAAAGCCGAGGGCAAGCCATGAACATCCCCCGCTATATCCGCAAAGCCATCTGGGCATGGCAGGACTGGCAGTTCGACCGCCGCATGAAGCGAGAGCGCCCGGAATGGTTTGCAGCCCGTGAGAAGGCCCGAATGGAACGCAAACGTCACGGCAAGGTCAAGCCTCTGGATATCAGAACACAGGCAGCGTGCCGCGAGGAACTGCAACGGGAATTGGGCCATGGGTGAGCGATATTACCACGGCGGGTTCGGTGGGTTGCGCGTAGGGATGTACGTGCTGCCACCCTCGATCACCAAAGCAGCATCAACGGCTGACTTCGGGGCCGGAACGGTATGCCGCAAGGACCGCGTTTATATCACGTCTCGATTTGAGAACGCCATGGAAGCAGCTGCGATGCACCCAAGCGGGCGCGGCAGAGTATATGAAGTTGAACCCATTGGGGAGATCGCTGTCGATCCGGACTCTGTCATGTTTCCCGGACAAGATCCTTGGTCGTGGGAGTGCGAGCGCGCCGTTGTCGTCGCCATCCATAAGCTGCGCGGCAAGGATATCAAGCGCATCAAGAAATTGGTCGGGGCAGAATTTGGGGTGTTGCTATGAAATTCACCCCGTCCGAAACCACCCTCATCGAACTCATCTCCGCCATGCCTGGACGCTCATACTGCCCAGATGCAGATGAGCCATTGAACCGGGAAGCTGCAAGGCTGTTGCGTCGTCTTGAGAGCAAGGCGCTATCCGCATTGAGCCTGTTGACGGCGGGTTTCGGTACACGGTGATGGATGGCGTCCATGGCTAGAGCAACCGAGGAATGGGTCGGCAAGCATGACGACAGCAAGATACCGGATCGCGTCAAAGACCGCATCATGGAACGCGAGAACCGCACTTGCTACCTCTCGGGCCGCAAGTTCATGCCCGGTGATCCTATCGACTGGGATCATCGCATCGCCCTCATCAACTGGGCAGGCGAAGGCCACGGCAACCGGGAGAGCAACATCTATCCCGTCCTGCGCGCGCCGCACAAGGAAAAGACCAAGCAGGACGTGAAGATCAAGGCCAAGAGCGCCCGCACCCGGCAAAAGCATCTCGGCATCAAGAAACCCCAATCATCCCTCTCCCACGCCCGTTACAAGCGCAAGATGGACGGCACTGTGGTCGATAGGCAAACCGGAGAACCAGTATGACCGACGATAAACTGATTGCGGCGCTGCGGGGACTGTTCAACACGCCCGTTGAGAAGGTTGACGCGAATACGCTGGCCATCATTGCTAGGAAAGCCGCCGACCGCCTATCCGAACTCTCCCCCTCTCGCCTATCAGCCAATGATGAGGGGGTGGTGGATGAAGAACTGATTGCTGACTTGCGGAAATACGGAAATTCGGGGAATAAATATATCCAATCGTATTGGGCGCGTTCCGCAGTCCTAAAAGCCGCCGATCTGCTAGAAGCTATCCCCCAGATTTCGGATGAAGAATGCGACCATATCTGCATGGGCGAATGCGCAACGGAAGGGTGCGAGAATTGCGGCCTGCACTACTACGAGAGCGGCGGTGTCGGCTCGTATTATTGCGGGGCGTGTCTGCGCAAGATCAAGGCTCTTGCCACCAAGGAGCCGCCCGATCCTTCAAGGGGCTGGCTAATCCACAAGGCGGGGCGCGGCTGGTACCGACCAAACGCTCAAGGCTACACGAACAAAACCAGCGAAGCGGGGCGATATTCTCGGGATGAGGCGGAGAGCTATTCTCACCCGAACGGGTGGGATGGCCCACGCGACGGGATCACCATCAAACACGAAAGCGAAGTCACCCCAACCCCTGCCAGCGGAGAGCAGATGGAGGTGGTGGCGTGGCTCCTGAAGACCCTAACCGATAAAGGCGAACCGCTGACGAGCAGCCTACGTTTCTATGACCCGCATTCTCCCGATGCTCAGCCCCTCGTCACCCTCGAAGCCGCACAGAAGGCTGTGGCGGAGAGGGATGGGGAGATTGAGCGGTTGCGTCATGATCTTGCGCGCTCGATGAATGCGCACAGCGAGGCAGAAGCCGAGATTGAACGCATGACGCCCAAGTTTGTGGCCTATGAATATCTGGAATCACCAGCGGGCAGGGAAATAGCTGAAGCGCGAGTGGCCGAGCTTGAAGCCGCGCTTCGCGACATTGAGGATGAAACAGTCCTAGATGACAATGGAGAGGAAACGCTTTCAGACGCCGCACAGATTGCCCGCGCACTCCGCAAGGCGGGGGAGGTGTAGCCATGCCCCTCTTGACACCAGCACAGGTTCGCGCCGGCAAGAAACGTGATTACCGCGTTGATCGTGCCAAACTGGTTACGCTTTACTTCGTGGGTTGCGCTAAAAATCCGGTCCACATGAAGATCGGCGTCACAACCAATCTGGACGTCCGCATGAATCGCATGCAGAGCGCAAACCCATTCCTGCTTAAGCCCCACTGGGCTTTCACCGCGCATATAGACGTTGAACGTGCGATCCACGAGAAGCTGACTGAATACCACTTCCGAGGAGAATGGTTTCTCAATGAGGACGGTTCGGTTTGGGCCTTCGGCCGGAATCTGTTCAAACGCGTAAGCGGAAGGCTTTATCGGACGGCCAAGATGCCGGAAGACACAGACCTGGCCTGCGACCCAGAGTTCTTCTGGTCGAGGTACTGGTCGCATCAACTGACGCTTAAGGATGTGGAAGCGTGTGAACCGGAGCCACTCGAATGA